TAGATTTACTTGTTGTGGATTACTGTCTTGTGAGGCAACACTAAAAGAAATGCTCGCGTAAGAAGCGGTTGAAATATCCCAAGGTGTGCTTAATGTGTATTGGTAAACTGTGTCGTTGGTAGATCCAACAATATACATGGTCGTGCCATCAGGCTTAAACCACATACCAGTTGGCGTTGCTTCTTGGGTTGTTACGCTAAAGGACTTGGATGCGTAGGTTGCGGTTGTGATGTCCCATGCTACGGATAGTGTGTATTGGTAGACGGTGTCATTCGTTCCACCAAGCATGAACATCGTCAGACCATCGTCTTTGAAAAAAACATCAGCAGGTGCGGTGTCTTGTGTTACTCCTGTCGATACCGCAGTAAATGTTGCGGTAGAAACATCCCACGCAGTCCCAAGAGTGTATTCGTTTACATCATCACCAGTCGAACCACAGATATACATCTTGGTTCCATCTGCACGGATAAATAATCCTGTGGGGTTACTTTCTTGCCCAGAAACACTCACGGTCTTACCAGAGTAAACCCAGCCAGTAATGCCTGTGTCGATTGTCAGGGTTGCGTCTGTGGTGGGTGCGTCTAGGGCTACGGAGGTGAAGTTACCAGTAGAAGTCCACGCAAGATTATTACCATCAGTGGTTAGATATTTACCAGAGTTGCCTGACTGAGTAGGAATAATTTCTCCTCTAGTCATAAACGAATTAAACTCTTGCTTTACTGACTCTGGAATAATGTTACCAGCATCAATAATGTTTCCATCAGATAGTTTTAATACTAAAGAGTTATCAAAATCTACTGATGCATCTACAACTGAAACACCATCTTTACCGTCTAAACCATCTTTTCCATCAACTCCGTCCTTACCATCTCTTCCATCTGCCCCATCTTTACCAGTAGGCCCAGGATCTCCCTTGTCTCCTTTGTCGCCTTTTGGTCCAACCTGTTGCTGAACAGTAGATGCAATCTCTTCAACCTTGGTTAAGTTCTGCTTAACCTTGTTGAGTTCATCTACAACAACAAGAAGTTTGGTATCAACAGAAGCCATTAAGCCTCTCCATTAATACGCTTTAAAAATGCTTCATCTTGTTGCTTTGCTTCATTCATCTGCTTCTCTACAATTTTTTCTTTAGACTCAATCTCACGCTCCTTAAGAACTAACTGAGCAACCTTAACCCTACGTTCAAACTCTCCTGAAGAAGCAGAGTCAAGATTAGTTGTAGCAACTTGAGTAGCCTTAACACGCAACTCTTCAGGAGCTAACTGAGCTTCAATAGCAGCCTTCTGAGCCTTTGCCATAGACTCTTGAGCATTTGCTTGAGACTCTTGGGCACGAGCAGTAAGTTCTGCAATCTGTGCTTGTAGCAACTGAATCTGTGCTTGCATCTGAGCCTGCTGCATAGCCTGTGCTTCTGGGTTAGGCTGCATCATTTGCTCTAATGAGGCTACTAACTCTTCCTTATTAGACAGGCTAGAGCCTTTGATGATACCTTTTAGTACCAAAGGCAGCACAGGACTCTCAGGTCCAAGTGTTTGTAGCAGTCCAATGAACTGTTGTTGCTCGTACTCCCTAGCAATCATACCAAGAGTAGAGGCAGGAACAAAGGTAAAGTCCCTACTTGGGTATCTCTCTGGATCAAACTGCATATAACGAACAGCAATCTTCTTAATCATGGGGATTAGGAAGTCATCTTGGAAGTTCATCAGTGCTTGTTTGTTCTTCTTGATGATAGAAGACATAGCAAGACTCATTGAAGCCCCTGCAGCATCACCACTAGCGACTGAACGAGTCAGTGACTGGCTATCCATAGTACCTGTAGCCTGCATTAGCATGGTTTCAAACTGCTGTGCGGTCTGAATGTTACCTGCATCAGTGTTACCAAACTTAAACGGGAACAGAATCTCGTTAGGATTACCGTTAGTTAGCAGTGTTTTTCCTGGCTGGACACGATATGACACACCACGAGGTAGTCTAGTAGCGTCTGCAGCCATCATAGGAGCTGTAGTAAGAGCTAAAGAGTCTAAATGACTGCGTAACTGTGCGTCAATAGCCTTTTGCATGTTGTAGCCCTTCTGAACCGTACCAATACCAATCAATCTTCCTGGTACTTTCTCAGGTGCATAGGATACAATAGGTCTATCCTTCATCATGAAGGGGTTAGTCTCAGCCTTTAAGAGCTTTCCATCGTTACCAATTACTACGATAGCCTCTACTAAGTCCTCATAGTTGTTAGCTTCGCTAGTCTCTGGAAACAGATTAGCTACTTCTTTACCGTCATTCTCAATTACATCAAGGTATTTACGAGGTACTAGCCCGTAGTAACGAAGGATTTTAACCTTTCCGTCTTGATAGAGTTCGTCCAACTGAGTTGGCTCAAGGTCAGTATCAGTATACTGAGGACCAATATCAACTTTGCGATAGACTCCATCCTCAATTCCTTTAACAATCTTAAATAGACTTGTGTATTCTTCTACAGCAATACCAAGACCATCTTCAATTGTGTCTGAGTTCGGGTCCCATAGGATGTTCCTTGGGTGGATAGACTTAATAAATACAGCAGTGGTGGGCTTCTCAATAACACCGATAGCGGCTGTACCAGATCCAGGAATAGGTTGAGTAGCAGGAACTAACTCAACAGTCTCTTTGATCTGGATTTCAGCAAAACCAGCACCATAAACCTCTGCATTTCGGTTAACTTCGGACCACATACGGTCAACTTTGTACTTTTTCAGGTCATCATGCAGTTGCCTCTTGACAGACTCAACATCTAGTGTAGTACCAGTTTCATCTAGTTCGTTGTCCTGCAAGTCAAAGAACTCACCACGACCTGTGGTAGCCTCAATAATCTCTGAGGTTTTATTCTCTACCGCCTGTCGGATAGCAGGTGAAATAATCTTAGAGCGCTCTGAGTCACGAGTCTTGTCCTCATCAGACCAGATACCATAATATAGACGCTCGTACTCATCCCAGTCATCACCATAGTTAATCTCTTTGAAGTCACGCCACCTATCGCAGTGCGCCATAACATACTTGACTAACTCCTGGTCAGCCTCAGTTACTGGATCGTAGTCAACTGTGTTTTTGTTTTCCATGCTTAATCCTCTATTGTACTAGGAAAAGGAGATTGTACTAGATCAGAATATTCTGTATTTTGTAGTTTAGTAATTTTAACTGTAGGCCCAGTTAATCCTTTTACACTTTCTACAATAAAGTTATCTCCAAGTGTTTCTTGAATATATTCTTGTAGTTCTTTTTGAGTAAATCCTTTTTGAAAAGTACGTTCGCTTCCTGTACCAACAATCCAACCGTCTTCAGATTTAATTTTATTCTTAGCTGCATCTACGTCTGTTGCTGGTCTTACATTAACGATTGCTGATCCACCTGGGCGAAGAGCTTTCCCAATAGTTAATACAGCCTTATCTCGTTCAGCAGGAGGTAGCACATTTAATACATTCATGTTCACTACCTTAGAAGCTGACTCTTCAGGTACTTCATCAGGGCTTCGATAAGTAGGAGTAAAGTCTTCTTTAGGTAAAGGCTCAAACGTAGCTACATTAGCGCCTCGTAATCTAGCAGCGTCTGCTCCTAAGCCTAAACCAGCGCCATAGTCTAGTACTTCATCGCCTTCTTGAATACCAAGAATATCATAGGCTTTATTATAAGTTGAAACAGTATTCGGTCTTTGTGTTTTCTGCGGATTAATAGTAAATTCTTCTGGCACTGCAGCAGAAGGAATATTAGCTGACTTTACAGCAGCATCATTAATTAATCCTTGAAACAGTTTAGCAATTGCCATGTTAATATCCTGATATTGGGTCTAAGGCTTCGTAACCTTCTTCTTCAATCATATCAGTAAACTCTGTTATACCAATCTGATCGATGTACGCTAAAGCATCAATTAAATCGTCATGCACCTGCGTGTTAGGAAAGTTAAGTAGTTGGTCTACGAACTGCTTATTCCACTCGCCTCTTACTAACTTAATCCTTCCATGTTCGAAGCGACCCTGTAGTGCCCAGACAATCCTGTCCGTCTTCTTCTTGTTGCCATGAGTCAACTCTGTCACTGAGATGAAAAACGACTTTCTCTTCATCAAGTCTTGTAGGTACGGGAGTACGGCGTTCTTTGCCATTCCTCGCTCTATACCTACTAATCGAACATCGTAACTTCTTGCTGTTTCTAATATCTTGTTGGCGGTTTCTTTGATATCCCATCTTCCAGCTATAATGTTATCGACATACCATCCGTCTAGACAAACCTTGACTACTGCAATAGCAGTTTCATCTAGATGCTTTTTCTTATTACTGGCTTGCTTACTTACATCTTCAAAGCCAGCCAAATCAACAGCGATGTAATAACTACCGTCACTAGGCAAATCATCAGAATCAACATACTTGAGCCATTCGTCTTTAAAGAGGTCTGACTGGGCGGCCTCGAAAGAAGCAAGGTATTCCTGTCTAAAACTGAAGGAAGACATTGACTTCTTTGCTGCCTCAATCTCCTTTGGGTCCAGTAACGGATTATCAAAAGAGGTAAAATGAAAAGACACCCAATCTTCGTCTTCACCTTTTTGAGACATCTGGTACAACTCATAGAAGTGATTGCGTCCCTTCGGTGTACCAATAAACAATGCACCGCCTTTTACATCTGACAGAGCAGGTCTAAGAATCTGCTCGAACACCTGTGGCTTCATGTCTGCATAC